GTTCCCGTTCAGATGTTCCACCAGCTGCCTGTCGGAGAATCCGGTGTATGCCTTCAGGACCATAAGGGCGATCTTTGCGGAAGGACTGAATATGTTCCTGCGGCCCAGGCGCCGGTCCGACAGGCCTGCGGCTTTTGCCATACATTCAAACGGAAAGACCGAATGAAGCCTGCCAAGCTCACTCTCCTTCCTTGTTTTCGGGGGAATACCTAAAGATACAAAAAAGCCAACTAATTCGCAATATTTTGTGTATGAATTAGTTGGCTGATTTTATAATATTTAATGAATGCCCCTTTATAAGAACAGTGTTTTTGTTGTATTTTGTCTATGATTTTATCATTTTGCCCTTACTCTTCAAGTTCCAAAATGTATATTTGTTTCTCTGAATTGTCTTCAAATTCTCTCTCTGTAAAATCCCCGAATTTATGGATAATATTAAATCCAATTTGTTTGAGGTATGAATTTAATTCTTGAGGGAAGAATAATCTCATGTCCATATTTTGGACTGAATGAAATTTATCGTCAATAAAATATTGCCACTTTATACGATTAATTTGAGATGCGCTTTCATAGTGCATGCTTTGCTTTATCAATACTTTTCTTCCATCATTGGTTGTATATTCGGCAATAACCTGTTGCTTCCGCTCGTTTTCAACAATATATTGGATATTAGGATTGAAGCAGTCCAATAAAAACAAACCTTTTTCTTTCAAGTGATTTCTTACGACTTTCAACGTATCAAATAAATCCTCATTTTTATACAAATGATGGATTGAATTAAACGGAATAAAAATAAGATCGAATTTTTCTTCTAAGTTTAATCCTCTAATATCCGCTTCAATAAAATCTATTTTTAATCCAGCTTGAAATGCTTTCTCCTTTGCCCGTTCAAGCATAGATAAAGTATAATCAACTCCCTTGATATTATATCCATCTTTTGCTATTGGAATCGTAAGTCTACCCGTGCCACAGCAGAGTTCAAGTATTTTGGCATCTTTATTCTGAGGCAGCCATTTTTTGTAAAACTCCAGATCGGACAGAGAATTATTCAACCCATCATAAATATCTGCATTATAAATAAAATCACCAACTTTATAATCTGTATTCATATTCTTTATTGATTGCAGACACATCACAATGCTTATCTGTAAAGAGATTTTTCAATATTGTTTTTTGCTCGTTGTAAAAGTGTCTTGCAAATTAAATTGTGAAACGGTTTGATTATGGCAAAATAACATTTTCCTAAACTATTATGGAACCTGACTTTTGTGCTGACAGATATGCGTTGGCTATCACGTTCCATGCTCTCGGTTATAAACGCAATTTCTAAATCAAGATGTTTATCATTTTTGCATACTGTTGCTATATTCTCGGATTCGATATATACTAAATCCGATAAATTTCTTTCTTTTTTCAACCCCAAAGATCTCACCACAATATTACGAAATTTCATCAAAATGGTTATCCACTTAGGAGCAGAAAAGAACAGTCCAGACAACTCTGCCGCATTTATAAATCTTGCAGTATGGATTATATCGCTAAAATTATCCGTATAATTGTAACTCTTATTGTCTTTCATAATTCTTTATTTCAACAGCTTACAATTTTGACTATCACCACTTTCCAATATGCTCATTTGATGGATAGCTATTTGATTTAGCTTAACAAGACGTTCACGTTGTGTCATATTCTGTTCGATAAACACGGCATTTAGATTCTCCATATTCGACAAACAGATAAGTTCATTGATAGTAGCATAATCACGAATGTTTCCTTTCAGTTCGGAATTCGCTTCTCTCCATTGTTTTGCTGTCATACCAAACATCGCCACGTTCAGCACGTCGGCTTCATTGGCATAAATAATGCTTGCTTGTATCGGTTGACTTCCATCGGAATAAGGTTTTGCTTTATGATCAGTATGTATGCGGTAGTTGATTTTTGACAATTCACGTTTCGCTGACCAACCAAGCAGCCTTTGTTCTTCTGTCTTTAGCCGCTGATACTCCTTAACAAGAAGTAATTGGAATTTAGGAGAAATCCACATACCAAAATGATATGCTATATCCCGATGTGCATATGTGCCACCGTAACGACCAGCCTTAGAACGAATACCAATTGCACTGGTCCTTTCTATCCACGTTTTCACCGAAAGCACAAAATTATTGCTTCCTGCCGCATTTTTAATTGTACCGAATTCGGTACAATTAAAATCGGGATTATATAACATTTCCCATTCGCCAAGATACTCGATAGTACTTTTAAGGCTAAGCCAACGGAAGATAATATGCTCTTGCAGTTGGCTTCTTGCCATGTCTGTAAGGCTGATGTAGTCTTCTTCATTGTACTTGACAACGCAAATATCTGTATTTTGAACGGTAATTTTTGCCATTGTAATTGATACGTTGAGTTTCAATCACAAAGGTCGCTATAATTTGTAAGATTGCATTCTTTTTAATAGATTATTTACAAAGATAGAATGCAATTTTTTTGATAGTAGGCATTATTTCCCAAATATTTATAGCAGTAATGAGCTATTCGATTACCTAATAGTGAAAAAGTCTACCACCAAATTAGAAGGTCCTATCCCTCGTCAGCAGAAACCAATAAACAGGACTTTGGGTACGGTTGCTGGGATTTTATCCAAGATCTTCAATCAAAAAAGGTCAGAGGATTATATCCGCTCTCATTATCCCACACCCACAGAACTAATGCAAGTGTAATAGATCTGGGTAAGCTGTACTCCCAAAAGGGTAACCCCCATCGATACCGTACTATTCCTAGATGGAATCTTTGTCCTATTTTCGTAGCCGTTGTAAGACTGATATGACCATTTTACTATGCTACGCAAAAATTTGTAACTACATATAAGTCCGGAATCAGTATGTCCTTATGACTTTCGTCATCATTATGCCACCACAAGTATCACGCAGTGGGAGAAACATGATTTTGAGTTCAGCTGCAAATAGTTCTCTATCAAGAAGCATGAGACATAAGGACATACAGAGTTCCTTCTATTATTTTCATTTGACACCTATGCTTACGGACAAACAGAGAAAGAAGCGACTTATTTCGGATGGATACTCTGAGCTACCAGATGTTTTTCAACGCTTGGGAAAAGGAGAACATTAAAAAGGGTACATCAAAGAAGTCAGAGAAGACGAAAAGATAGATGTCAGCCTTACCCCCTTAGGATATCAAAAGGCAGAAGGTGTTGCCAAGATAATTCTGGATTCGCTCAAAGCTCAAGGAAGATATGCGGCCAGTGAACCGAACCTATTTATTCTCTATTTCGCTGCAGCAAAAAAGCTTTCAAACAGGCAATCGGGGCTCTTTACAAACAAAAAATAATCAATATCGAACCTGAAGGAATCCAATTAATCGATAAAGATTGATCACAAAAAAGGCCTGCAGTCGAAACTGCTAGCCTTTTCTGTGGAGATGGAGAGTCTATGTTAATCACTACACACAACAACAAATAACTACAATTAAACTAATTATCAACGCATTGTATTTCTAATATTATATAGTTAACTACAAATAAAAACAATATAGTAAACCGTATTTAGTCCCCGTTTTTTTAAATAGGGACTAAATAGGATTACTTTACTTTTCATCCATTGCATCCATATACAACCAAACTTTTCCATCCGGTGCGTCCGCGTCCATAAAATAAAAACTGATGGCATCCTCAATGATTTTCTTGTCAGCATCCGCGTTAAACCATTCCGCGAATTTGACATTTTTATCATGCCAATTAGCATTAAGAGCGACATATACATCCCATATGTTGGTATTTCCTGGTATACTCATGCCTTTTATGGCTGAAGTTACCTGATCCATGCTCCAATGTTCACCTTTGATCGTTTCCCCCCTCGTATTTTTATGGTGCATCCCCGCAACATCTTCACGAGCAAAACACTCATTATAATGAGGGCCACAAAACACTTCGTGTAAATCTCGCATAGCTTCGTCATATACGTCTGGATTCTTTTCTTTCAAACACATCATTGCGCCCTCTAACGCATAGATAGATTCCCACATTTTCTTTTCAGTACCAAAACCTTTTGAATGGTAATCCTTTATTAATTCTTTGTACTGCATATTCATAATTGTTTTCTTGTAATTATATCGCCTACGATATTCGCAAGCACATTGCTCCCGAATCCGCGGATACCGTCAAGTTTTTCAACTTTATCTACAAGCTCACGTATAAGCCTGTTTGTCTCTTCAACTTTTTCGATAACAGCAGCTAACTTTCCTTCCGAATGGCAACATTCACTCGACATTATCCACCTCCTTTTCTTCTACTTCTTTCACTACATAGGTATCCACCTTCGTAAGAGGTAGGTTTATATCCAGCAACCGTTTAAGATCCTTCAAATCTGATTCGTCGATTTCAACAACACCCTCAAACAATTCTAATTTTCCATTTTTTAAAGCCGAATCAACTATCGAATGGGCAATAATGGGAACCTGCGCATCATCCATTTTCGAAATTTGCGCGTTCAATATAGGTGTGATAACGCTGCCACTTATTCCTTCTATCAGCGGGGCCGCCTCTTTTGTCAATGACCAATTAGTCGATACAATACCCATCGACTTCACTTTATTTTCAAGCATCTTTACGGCAGGTAAGGAAGAAAGCCACCCGCCTCCGTAAAGCTGCACAAGCGGTTGTAAGAACTTACTCAAAACCGCGCTTAATATCTGACTATTCGTGTATGCCATATTGATTGGTTTAAAAAACCGGCACGGCAAACACCGCGCCGGCTGTGTTTACTTGCCGGATACTGCTTTGACAGCAGCAGCTACTGCCTGTTCGATAATTACATTAACATTGAACGGGTTCTGAGCGGAACCACACGGGCAGGATTCTAGAATCGGTCTGCATTGTCCGTAAGACACCATGCCACCGTCTATCTTCATTACACCGTCGATTTTCTTGTTTAATTCAGCCTGTGTCCAAGCAACAACATTGTCATCGCCAGCTTTACGCAACTGTGCTTCTGCCTGCACTTTGCAATCAGTGTATTCTTTCGATTCTCTCAGATTCCGGTTGCTTTCTTCGCGCACCCAACCCAATTTTTCTTCCAAACACATTACTTTGGCATCCAAGCGGCTTACACCATTTCCTACTGCAATAAGACCTTGATTGGTTTCTTTCACTACTCCGGCAATCTTGTCATCCGTGCGTCTGCTTTCCGCAAAGATGGCTGCTGCTTCTTCGCGTGCTGTCTGCAACGAAAACGCACGTCCTTCGCAGGCAGCTAAGTTAACCGCATATGCCAGTTCTTTTTCGGTCACGGTATCACAATTGTCGTTACAACCGCCACCGAACAAGCCACCGAACAAACCGCCGCAGCGGTTTCCTCCCAGTACACCTGCCGTACCGATCGCACCTAACACTGTGTTCAAATTTCCTTGGCCCTGACTGGTAACACTGTGCTCTTCGCCATTCATCCCTTTGATCTTCATATTATGATATTTTTATAGTCATATCCAGCACTATTACCGGACACCACAAAAATCACCATAAGTGCTTTGCTTAATAAATAGTTGTTTGCTAAGTCATTGCTAATTTATTGCTCTCACAATTAATCATTCATATTCAACTAATTCTTCCCTCACACTTTCAAATAAACTACGCAGATAATAGCTCCTTTTTATCCTATCCGGGTAGATGTTCTTTATCCGATTAACTGCCTGACGAGTCATGCCGGTTAGTATAGCTATCGTTCCGTCACTATATTTATGTTCCGTCAAAATAGCAATAACTATTCCTCTAGCATCTACATTTATTTCTTTATTGCTCGAAAGTAACATTACAGGATCGGTACCTATTGCCTGGCAAACGGTCACCACCACTTTTTTATAATACATTTCTACCCGATTCATAAACATTCTGTTTAGTTGTTTGTTTTAATATTACTGCCGGGCAAAAAAGCACGGCCAAAAGAGCTTAGAGCCTCCCAGCCGTGCAACGCATTAAAACAACTACCAGGTCCGTTTTAATTTTTAGGTTTGGGAGGCTTTCTTTTCCTCCCGATATCCATACTATCTTCACAGACGATATAGATAAATGAACAAATGTTTTCTACCAAATTCTATAAAATCCTCCCACCCCTATATAAGGTGATAAACCATACCGACCAATCCCATAACCGGCTGTAATACCAATCCCCCAGCGACGGGGTGACTGCTGTTTTGTTATATACATTGTCTTTCGAAATATATCAATACTATCCAGCGAAGGATTATATCCTGACACCCAAGCGCGATAATCATCCGTCAAGTATTCTTTCTGTGTGACCGGGACAGGCACAAAAATCGGCTCTTTCACTGTATCTCCCTCAAGTGTGATGTAGACAGGGAACATCTCTGGGACCGTCTGTATCACGGTTTCGTAGACAGGATAAGGAATACTATCTCGAATCGTGTCATGCAGGATCAACGTGTCGTTTTTTCCAACAAGTTCATCCCCTATCCTATTCGTGTGCCGACCGGCCAAGAAGCAAAGAAGGCAAAGAATCAAAATCAGTATTACATGCCAAGGTTTCATAATAAAAGCCATCCTGTTATAACATCCGGCATATTGGCCTCTACCCCATTCTCAACCTTGCTCATCCCGGCCACAATACGGATCATCTGTTCACGGTCGTTGATGTTTATCGGGTCGTCGGATGGGATTCCGGCATAATCTGATACGGCCTTTACATAAGCTTCTGTATGGTTCTCTTTCGGTGGTGCCCACCGGCTAATTATCTTGCGAATAGTGTCCAACTTATAATTTTTGTAATAGTTAGACAATATTTTAAACATCGCCCGATATCCGTAAGCCATTGTTGTAAATTGCTTAAAAGACTTGTCCTTGCTTGGACGGATTTCGCCCTGAAACAAATCATCATTGATCCGGATATTTCCGGGATTGTTATTTCTAAGTCCTCTTGCTGTCATAATAAATTCATCCATTATTTTTAATTGTTCATTAATCTAAATCTAAAAATCGCTGGGCGGCTCACGATCCGAACACCCGTGCTTGTTGCACTTGCGGAACTCTAACGCACTGTTCTTTATCACAAGCTCTGTGTTCTTTTCGGTCAGTTCCCGGACTCGTTTACGGTATTCGTCTATTTTGTCATAAAGGGCATCGATCTTGGTATCCAGTTCGCCGACACGTTGCTCTTTCTTTTCGTATAGCTCTTTCCATTCGGCGGCATATTGCGTGATATTGTCCGCTTCCGCCTTTTTAGCCTCTGCGCCCGCTTTGCGCTTGTTATATTCCCGGTAGCCCCAGTAGCCGGCAACGGGGATCAGTACGGTGGTCACAAAGCCGCCAATCACATTCGATAGGCGGCTAAGCGTTGTCAATAATTCTTCTTCCATATCTTTATATGCAAATTAATACACAGAGATAAGCAGCCACAAATGAAGAAATCTCAATCCAAAACATCGGCTTACTTTGATAGAGCTTATACCAGAATGTGCCTTCTTTTTCTTTGGCAATATTTAATACAGCATATCCAATATAGGTAAGCCATACAAATAACATAGGCCATAAGTTAAGTGACACCCAAATTTGAGAGAATAATATTGCCATCATTGCACCGGCCATATGTCCCCGGTATTGGAATTTATCCGCTTTGTAATCAGGAAAACACCCGACAACGATCATCCCGGCCAACGCCAGGTAAGCGAGAAACTCCGTCCCCGGCTTACTGACCTCCAAGATCGCTGGCATTAACACCATAGGACAAGCCCACATTGTAAAACGAAACCATCCTTTATGTTCAATTGCATAGAAAGTCGCACTGATTGAATAAGGTATACCTTTCTGCTTAATGCATACAGCGGTCGTATAGGCTGCAATAATCAACATAGAAATAACTATTAACCAAATCATAATAACTTGTCATTAAAGTACGTGTCGAATTTAGATGCCGCCCGGCACAAAAGGCGGAATAAACTTATCTACCGGGCGACTTCTACGTAGTGACCAACCAATGCGGATAAGTCCTGCACCAAGGCTATTCCGCTATCCCGTGTACACTTATAGGTTACATTATCCTGCTTGTAATACTTACCGCTTTCGAGGATCATACCAGCAAATAAGGGGTCGTGACCTTCGTTATAGGGTATCGGATCGTCAATAGTACCAGTATGTTCTTCCGTCACTTCGTGCCACAGCGAATGTGCCCCTTGTCCCGGACGCCAGTCTTCTTGTGTTCGGTGAGCCAGGTCGCATTCAAATAGTTTGTCACCTTCCTGATATCGATCTCCCTTGTTAACATCAATTCCAACCTTCCATATCGGATGCCGGTTCTTAACTCGTAATGCTTCAGATGCCGTTAAGCCGTATGTATTGATCTTTTCGGTAGCCTCCTTGTCCATTTGGTCAAGGGCCAGTAACCGGCTAAATTCCCTGTTAATCTCTACACCTTCCGGCAAAGCCCATTCTTCGCTTGCCAGCAGCTCCATAAACTCCGGGTCCGTAGATTCATATTTCGGAAATTCCTCTTCGCCGAAAGGTGATAGAAATTCCTCATGCAAGATCACCTTGCTCTGATCCGTGCTTGTCCTCATTTCCGGTAGGACTTCTATTCCGTGGGACTTTGCCCATACAATGTTTACTATTGCGTATTTCATATTCAATTAATTTTTAATGTTACTTTGCTTTTAGGGTTTGGAGGTAGTTGTAGGCTTTGATACAGTCGTCTTTGGATAAA